AAATTCCAAATTTATTATACGGCGACGGGAAAGACGAAGACTTTGTTGGAGGAGTGAAGATGCCTGAACCTGGACTGTTTCTCGATGGGACATTGATTACGCTTATCGTCACAAATATCGGTCTCATAGCCAGGGATTTTATTCGGAGCAGGAAAGGGAACTCAAAATATCCTTGCACAAAACATGATAGTCGATTGACTGCAATTGAAACGGAGCAGAAGGTCAGGCAAGAATGGCTTGAAGAATTCAAGGGACAAAATGAGGCGCAGCATGCCACCTTAGCCGAAAAACTCGATAAACTCAATGGGGCGAAATAAGTGGGCAACAAGAGCTTGAAGATCGCACTTAAGAATGACCGGGTGGAACGGGTCGAAGCGATGATGTTGAGAATGGCCAACGTCTTCAATGCAAACCTGGACGAGATTCGGAAAAGCATTAAGCAGATGCAAGACGCCCAGGAGCTTTTTTATGAGATGTTTATGAGCCGGACGCTGTGGGGGCGGTTCAAAAGGTTTGTCAAATGGCTCGGGAAAAGATGAAAGTCGTTTTTGATGCACAGATCAAAAAGATACAGATGTTGATCGATGTCTGCGGCGACAAAGGCGGAAAAGCCGAGTTTATTTTCAGAGACGAAAAACAGACCTTGGAAAAATTAAACAAACTCATGAAGAGTGATCGCGAAGTCACGGTGACGGTGGAAGGATGAATAAAAAACGAGAAGGAAACGAAAAACGGGCAATCTCTCCGTTGACCGGCGCACCTACGCCTGCAGGCCGGCCCCCGGGCAGACGCAATAAGATTACCCGCCTTGCCAAAGACAATATCAATGCCGTCTATGAAGGCTTAGGGTCTATCGAAGGTCACATCAAATTTCTTCGCATTCATCCCAAGGCCCTTCAGGATTTTTATTCCAATGTCTATCCGCGTCTGCTTCCGCTCGATGTCCAGCATGGCGGAGACTTAACGGGTGCATTTGATGTCTGCGTTAAAACTATTATCACTCAGGATAAACCAACCGAATGATTGAAACCATGACCGCTAATCAGATCGACATCCCGATCTATTATCATCCTGCACAGTATAAGATTTTCTCTTGGCCCGCCCAGAAAAAGATCATTGCCAAAGGACGGCGCTTCGGGTTGACGAAAGGCTATGCCAATCGTGCCATCCAATATCTTATCGACGGTGTTTCTCCGATCTTGTGGATTGATACGGTCAATTCAAATATCGACCGATATATTGAACGCTATTTTTATCCGGTCCTTCGTCATCTTCCGCCGAAATGTTGGCAATGGCGGCAGCAAAGGAAAGAGCTGACCATCTTTGACCGCAAACTTGATATCCGTAGCGCAGACAGACCGGAACTTATCGAAGGTTTCGCTTATCGGGCAATCATGATTAATGAGGCCGGAATCGTGCTCCGGGATGAATATCTCTGGCACAATGCAATCCAACCGATGATGCTCGATTTCAATCCCGACATCTATGTCGGCGGGACGCCCAAGGGCAAGGGTCTTTTTCATGAGCTTTATGTGAAAGCTTCGGAGACTCCGAATTGGAAGGAGTTTCGTTTTTCCTCATTTGATAATCCTTACCTGGACAAGAAGGAACTTCAGAATTTGGTTGACGAAATCCCGCCGTCCATCCAATCCCAGGAAATATACGCTGAATTTCTGGAGGACTCCTCGACCGTCTTCCGCAATGTCGAAAACTGCAAAGGTGCACAGGCGGAGGCGCCCCAACTGGGGAAAACATATTATGCCGGCCTTGACTTGGCACGGCTTAAAGATTTCACCGTGCTTATTATCCTTGATCAGGACGGCCGCCAGGTCTTCATGGACCGGTTCAATATCATAGATTGGGCCATCCAGAAAGTACGCATTGCCGAGTCGGTGAAGAAATACAAGGCGCGACTTCTCGTTGATTCCACCGGTGTTGGCGATCCCATCTTTGAGGACTTGAGAAAGATGGGCCTCAATGTCGAGGGCTACAAGTTCACCAACGAAAGCAAGAAGCAACTCGTCCAGGCGTTGATGATGTCCTTCGAGCTTCAAAAGATCAGAATATTCGACGATCCCGCGCTTATAAACGAGATTAATGTTTTTGAGTATGAAATTACGAGCTCCGGTCTCATTAGTTATTCGGCCCCGGAACGCTATCATGATGACTGCGTGATGGCGCTGACGCTGGCCAACTGGTCTCTTCAAAACCAACATCAGGTCAGGGCTTGGAGTCTGGCATGAGATTCAAAATAGAATTCGAATTGGGCGGAAAGAAGGAAAAGAAGTCTGGCCACGGGTCGTTTGAGACGAGCTCCTATTTCCTGAGTCTCTCATCGTCGTCTCCGGCCAGGCTCTCGAACTACGTCGAGGCTTACAGGATCAGCGAGGTCGTCCGGGCCTGCGTCGATAAGATCAATCTCGCCGCCAAGGGGATCCCCTGGTATCTCTATCAACGCAGAGGGAAGGAAAATGTTGAGGTCTCAAACCATCTCCTACTCAAGCTTCTCCATCGGCCCTCGCGAGCCTACTCCTGGCCGAAGTTTCTCGAGCGCGCCCTGGGCTTCTATCTCGTTACCGGCAACCGCTACCTCCGGAAATATGTCGGTAGCTTCCGCCAGTACGGCGAGCTCGAGATCCTGCCCTCGCAATGCGTCCAGATAAAAACCGATCCGAACGGCGAGCCGGTCGCCTACGAGTACTTCCCCCCGCGCTCCGGGAAGAAGCAGACCATTCCGTTGGACGAGATCCTACACTCAAAGATGCTCAACATGGCCGACGACCTCTATGGCCTCTCGCCGATCGCGAGCGTGGCGACGCAGATCGACATCTCGAATTTCGCGGCCGAGTGGACGATCAAGCTCCTGGCGAAAGGTGCACGCCCAGGTGCGGTGGCGTTCATCCCGGGCGCCCTCACCGAGGATCAGCGGAATGAGATCAAGGAGCAGTGGAAGAAATACCAGGGGCCGGACGCCTCGGAGACTGGCGGTCTGCTCATCCTCGAGACCGGCGGGGGAGGGGTACGGCCGGGTGACCTGAAGCTCATGAGCTTCTCACCGAAGGACCTCGAACTCCCCGGCTCGGACAAAATCATCATGCGCAAAATCTGCTCGGTTTATCATGTCCCGTCTGAGCTCCTGGGTGATTCCGAGAACAAGACCTACTCGAACCAGAAGGAGGCCCGGAAGGCCCTTTACCAGGAGGCGACACTCCCGCACCTCGACGAGCTCCGGGAAGATCTCAACTATTGGGTCATCCCGGCCTTTGACGAAGGCGGGGACCTCTTCTTCAACTATGACGTCTCGGACATTGACGCCCTGGCGGCGGACACGGACGCGCTCTGGGAGCGGGCGGGGGAGGCGGTTGACCGCGGGGTATTAACCCGGAATCAGGCACTCGAGCTCATGGGCTACGGGAAGTCCGAAGACCCGGCCATGGACGTGATAACGGTGCCGGCCACGGTACTCCCGCTAAGCGCCATTGCCGGGGGCGAGGAAGAATGATGCTCGGACTACAAAAGATCGCTGAGGCGCTTGAATACGCACAGGCTGGGCAGACGATTATCGACGCCTCGAACACGGCCCGATTGGCCGCATATGTCGTCAGGAATCGAAAGAAAGTCACGCGGCCCGTCCGGGCTCTTTGGCGGGGCATGGCTGAATTCATGACGCCCGAGGAGGCAAAGCGTGCAATCAGAATCGGCGGGTTGCCTATTGAATGGAGGAAAGAGTGGGAGCGTGTAATCACGGCGTTCGTCGGCGGCGAGATCGGCCGGATCCAAGAGGCGATCTTCGCCGAGGTCGGTGAGGAAGTCGCCCGCCGGATCAATCGACTTCCCCAGAAGGAGTTTGTCTTCGGCACGACAACGCAGCGCATTCTGGATGTAATTAAAGATCACGGTGCGGAACTCGTTACCAATTCGACGCAAGCTCAGATAAAGGCCATAAATGTTGCCCTCATGCGGTATGTCCAATTTGAGGCCATGACGCCCTTCGAACTCGCAAGGCGGTTGCGCAACTATATCGGTCTCACGGAACGGTATGCGAATGCCGTCGTCAGGTTAGAGCAAGACCTTATCTCGCAGGAGCTCGGAAGGGATGTCATCGCGAAACAGGTTGAACGATATACGGATTTTCTGCATAAGGTACGCGCCGAGAACATCTCGAGGACGGAGCTTTCATTCGGATACAACCATGGCCAACTTGAGGCGATCGGACAAGCCAGGGATGGCGGTTGGCTCCAAGGTGAGGTCCGGAAAAAGTGGAACACGACGGGCCAAAGCGGCCGGGTGTGCGAAGAATGCGAGGAGTTGGATGGGGAGGAGGTCGGGGTGGACGAGGATTTTTCAGCCGGAGTCGCAGCCCCACCACTGCACCCGTCGTGCGGATGCGGCCTCAGTTATGAGGTGAGGAGATAAAAATGGAAAAGAAAACATTCGAGTTCGAAATCAAGGAGCTCTCCGAGGAGGGAAAATTCTCGGGTTACCTCTCGACTTTCGGCAATGTCGACGCTGGCGGGGACATTGTGGACGCCGGTGCCTTCAAAAAGACGCTCCGGGATAACAAGGCCTTTCCGCTTATCTGGGCTCATCAGGGAACGCCGGAAGCGGTAGCTGGCTCATTTACGGGGAAGGAAGACGAAAAGGGACTCCTTATCGACGGGGGTTTCTTCCTCGACCTCGACGGTGGACTCAAATCATATAAGACGGCGAAAAAGCTCAAGGACGAGGGCATAAAGTTGGGCCTATCGATGGGCTATAAGACGGTCAAATATTTAATGGATCAGATCGATGGCATTCAGGTCCGGAGACTCAAAGAGGTTAAACTCAAGGAAGGATCGATCACGCTCTGGCCGATGAACGACCAGGCGACGCTTGAGACAATCAAAGAGGAAGGCGAAATCGCCAAGGCAGAATGGACCGTGGCCTATATAAACGATCTGCCAAACTCCGCTTTTGCCGTAATCGAACCGGCCTACTCAAGCGGCGATACTGAGGACAAACGGGCTCGCCATCTTCCGCACCACGGGAAGGACGGCGAGGTCGACCTTCCGCACCTCCGGAACGCCCTGGCCAGAATGAACCAGATCACACCGGTCACTAATTCGATCTCGGCCGCGGTTCTGCGCTCTAAGGCATCGGCTCATCTCCTGGCCCATGCCAAAAAGCTGAATGTCGGGAAGGAAGCCGAGGCGGAAGGCGAGGAATTCTATTATGAGCAAAAACCTTACCCTAATGAGCACAGTTGCCGACTTAAGGATCCCGGCGGGTTTGAGCGTTTTGCCCGAATGAAACGAAAACACGACGGCAAGGAATACTCCGTCATCATCGGGTTTAAAAAGGGCGGCGGGTCTGAAGATCAGGCTTACCGCTACCCGAAAGATACCTGGCCAGCAGAAGAGGCCAGAAAACATTGCAAAGATCATGACGGCAGCTTCGAGGCTGCCACTGGGAAAGAATTGACTATTGTCTGCAAATCTTGCGGCGAATCCCAGACACTCACTCTCACTGAGCCGGCGGATGCCACTCAGCCGGGAGCCGAGCCGTCTAAGGCGGAGCCGGTCCGGGACCACTCCGAAAACGAAAGCCTATTGTCTCCGGTTATCGAGGGACTGGAGGCCGGGATGGCAAAGCCGCAGCACCTGCTCAAGCAGGCGATCGATACCCTCGAAAAATCCTAAAGGAGGAAAACTTGGACAAGGAAAAAAAAGAATTAGTTGACGCAGTCAAGACCGATCTCCAAGCGGAGATCAAGGGCGATATCGAGAAGATCACCAAGCTCATCACCGACGAGCGCACCAAGTACGAAGACCAGCTTAAGGGCCGCATCTCAGAAGGCGATTTCAAGGCCTACCAGGAAAAGAGTCATGCGGCCGAGAACGAGATTAAGGCCAAGATCGATGAGCTCGAGGTCCGCCTGAAACAGGTCCGGGCTGCGGGGTTGGGATTCGAATCGAAGGAAAAATCTCCGGAAATGAAGGCCTTTGAGACCTTCATCCGGAAGGGTGAGCAGAAGCTCAGTGAGGAAGAACAGAAGACGATGCGAATCTCCGAGGACATTACCGGCGGTTACGTCGCCCCGATCGAGTACCGGGCGCGACTCATTGAGCTCCTGACCGAGCTCTCGCCTATTCGGCAAATCGCATCAACCGAGACGATCTCTGTCTCCGGGGTCGAGTTCCCGAAAGAAGGAGTGGACTCAGTGACGGCGGCCTGGCCGGACGAGACGCTTGTGGCGGGCGATTACAAATTCGCGATGGAAAAGTTCGAGCCGTTTGAGCTCCGGGCGCTCGTGACGCCCAAGCGGACGCTCTTGGATGATGCAGCCTTTGACGTCGCGGCCTACATCCAGAGGAAAACAGCCGACAAGTTCGCCAAGAAAGAGGGAGCGGCCTTCGTCTCCGGGAATGCGGTTTCCAAGCCTGAAGGACTGCTTACCAACGCGAATATCACAGCGGTGAATAGCGGCGACGCGAACCTGCTCACGGCGGATGGGATTATCAAGCTTTGCTATGACCTTCCCGATGCCTATGCGAAAAACGGCAAGTTCGTGATGAAGCGCTCGAGTATTCTGGCCATCCGGCTCTTCCAGGATTCGCAAAAGCAATACATCTGGCAGCCCTCTTATCAGGTCGGCCAGCCCTCGACGCTCCTGGGATATCCCATCATCGAAGCGATCGACATGCCAGCGGTCGCGGCCAATGCCTACCCGATTCTCTTCGGCGACTTCAAGGCGGGCTATTTGATCGTCGACCGGGCGGATGTCGTCGTCCAACGGTTGCTTGAGGTCTACGCGACCCAGGGGCTTGTTGGCTTCCTCTTCTGGAAGCGCGTCGATGCGCAGGTGATCCTGGCTGAGGCCCTGCGGAAACAGAAAGTGGCGGCATAAGGAGAGAAACATGAGAGATCTTTACAATAGTTACAAAGTCGCCCCGGCCTTCGGGCCGGTGGCAAGACCCGCCGGGGCTGGGATCGCCGTCGATCTCCAAGGATTCGAGGGCGCCCTGTTCGTGTTCCAATCCGGTGCGATGGGTGCGGTCGCCGCGACCTATACGTGGAAGTTGACGGAATGCGACACTTCAGGCGGCGTCTATACGGACGTTGCCGCAGAAAACATGGTGAATGGCGTCCTGACGGTGGTCTTTGATCAGGCCGTCGGCGCGGACGCCAACGCCTCGAAGAAGCTCGGTTATATCGGCAAAAAGCAGTACATCAAGGTTTACAGCACGGAATCGACCGCCGGTGCGCCTACCTCGGTCATCGGCGCTTCCGCCGTTCTCGGGCGACCTCGTCATGCTCCAGTTGTTTAGCACCTGTTGAGATCGAAACGCTGAAATAGGCGAAGGAAAGGGGGCGGCGATATGTCGCCCCCGATCCTCTTTTGCCAAAGGAGGAATGATGAAACTACGTATGCTTACGACCATGAAAGGAAGCCCGGATGGAATCCAGGTGAACGAATACTTGGCCGGCCGGAAGTATGACCTGCCCCGGGACCTGGCCAACAATTTCCTTGGCCAGAACGTGGCCGAGGAAGACAAGGAGTTAGTCCTGGAGACGAAAGGCGGGCAGCAGGAAAAGTCTCCGGGGCTAAAACGGAAAAGGAGATAAGCGATGAGAAAAGCATTTATGTTTTTGGCTCTTTTATTTTTAATTGCGCCAATCATTTGTTTTGGGACAAGTAAGGCTCTATTAACTACGGCGGTCGATGTCGGAGCTGGTGTTACGAAATATAATATGACGGATTTTAACTCACCTGGACAATCGCCCGAGCACGCCCTTACAGCGGGGATCACCGTTGAGTATACACGGGCGGCGGGTTCGGCGTCGACGCTGGATGTGGATTTTGAGATAAGTTTTGACGGCGGCACAACTTGGGCGACGTTTGAGGGTGCGAGTTTCCAGGTTGCCACAAACCATTCAGTCATCAGTGGGAATACAGTTCGCGTTTTCAAAGAATACAATCTTTTTGGGGCATTTTATCTACGGGTCAAGAGCATCAAAAATAATGATGCATCTAATGGAGTAACGGCAGTTCAGGTTTATCTAAGTTTTAGATAAGGAGCCTTCATGCGCCTACTATTAAACCGTTTGAGTACGGAAAAAGGAGTTTAAGATGAAACATACACTGATGAAGCTTGGTTTTCTTAGTGCATTTCTTTGTGCGCTGATATTTTTGGGCACGGCGCAGATTCCGACGATCCTGCCGGTTTCGCCAATCACAGAGAATGTGCAATTTCAAAAAGAGGCGCAGTTTCTTACCAATTCCTACTATTCCATCATCAAG